CATCCGAACTCATCCGAACTGGGGGGTGTTCGGATGAGTTCGGAGTAAAATGGCCAAAATCCGAACTCGGTCGGATGATCAAAACTAAGATTATCAGGTACTTGAAGTAAAAAATCCGAACATCCGACAAATCCGAACTCAAAAACACTGTTTCCCCAGTAAAAAAAATATTTTTCTAAACCTCTTATATCAATGGAAAATCAAACCGAAACCTATCCCAAATACTTCTTCCAGGAAGCTGGAAATATCTACCTCAAAATGATCAATACTGAAAAGTTCTATTACTTCAAGATCCTCCATTTTACTGGAGGCTATGAGATTGGCAAAGGGCAGAGCACCATCACCGACAAAAACCGCATGAAGGAATACCTGGAGGCGCTTACGCCGATCGAGGAAGACAAATACCTGGAGATGGTAGGCGCCTTCATTCGGGAAGCGGATTCGATCAAGCCAGCATTTCAAAAAATCATGGATAAAAAACGCTCGGAATCAATATGAAACTATCACCCAACGAAAAGGCGCTTTTAGAAATTAGCGCCGCTGAACTGATTGAAGAACTTACTAAGGAAACAGACTATGTGCATGTCAAACAATGTGCTTTTCAACATTGGTCAGAAGAAACGAAAGAGGTATTCCAGATTCAAGTCACCATTACCCGAGACAAAGGCGATTTCCTTGATGCATTTCAAACTGAATACATGTCGACTCCATAATTTGATGAGAATGAAAAAAAGAATAGCACGCACCTGGCACAATTTCATTTTAAAGTTTAAAGTCTTAAAGCCTGAGTTCAGAGTCATTGAAGTAACCTCAATTGATGGGAACGGCAAGGGCATGATAAAGTATAAGTTGGAAAAAAAGTTCATCTTCTTTTGGGTCACAGCTTTCTTTAAATGCCATTATAATACCCATTATGATTGGAATTCTCCTGTCCCATTCGGAGCGAGGTTGATCGATCGGAGTTATGTTTTTGACGACTTCGACGATGCAAAGTCTGCAATTGACAAACTAGAACATCCTTTCATTGAATGGCACCACGATTGCCTTATTGAACGGGTTTTTGAAGAATATACTCTAAGAGATGTATTTATTAACAAAAGCAACTATATCATTTGGAATCGCTCGAGGTGTTATGAATTCAACAGAGATCTGGAGGAACTCAAAAGAAGGATCAATGCAAGAACAATTAAATCCTTTGAAAGAATAATTATATAGCCTGTCAAAACCTTGTGCATTTCTTGTGTGCTTAAAAATCCTCAAAAAATCGACATTCATCCTTGAAATGCACATTTCATCAACATATCTTTAAATCGATCCCAGTCCAACCTTGTGGAAAATGGATTAAATCTTTGTGTCTATGGAACAATAAGACCTTACAGATCACTGCTGATCTCTGTCATTTACAATTACCTGATAAACAGGTAATATTGTATATCTAAAATTTGTTTGCTTCTAGTATGAAGAAAATCACACTTCCGATCCCTCGTCACATCAAGCAACTCATTGTAAGCATGCATGGTGCCGACCCTGTAGACATCCACAAAATCACTACTGTCTATGAGTACCGCAAGATGAAATTCAAGGCAGAAAAGATAGGTTTTGATCTTCTGGAAGAGAGGATTGACAGGACTACAATAGATATGCTGATTCCTCAAAGTATGACGGATCTATTCGAGAATCCGGAATACCACTATCAGGCCTGGCACTTCTTCAAAAACTACTTCGACCAGCAGCTGATCACGCACGTGAAGATCCAGATAAGGTATCCGGATGTAATGTTAGTCGGTAGTATCGTGGACTTTATGCAAATGCACCATATATCTCCGAAGGATATCAGTATAGATACCTGCAGGAAAAAGTATGAGCGATATCTGAAAAAACAGGAAACAGAGACTACAATGCTGGTAGTATCGAAGCAATCGGCCTGATGTTGATTTCTGAGTAATATTCCCTACAATATTCCTCCTCAAATAATTTACATTTCCTTACACCGCCGCTGCCTTGATTGTCCGAGGCTTGTCCGGATGTCATGTATTTAATTCGCATCAGATAATCCTCTGAAATTCTGATGTCAAAACTCACTTATTTAGTCATTCATTGCACCGCTACTCCTGAGGGCCGCAATATCACAAAACAAGATATCATCCGAATGCATACCGCAGCTCCTCCAATAGGAAGAGGCTGGCAAAAGGTAGGCTATTCAGATCTGATCATGTTGGACGGTACCATTCTTAATCTGATGCCTTACAATGAAAATGACCAAGTGGATCCATGGGAGATCACAAACGGAGTTGCAGGAAAGAATTCGATCTGCAGGCACGTGGTTTATGCTGGAGGGTGCGACCCGCACCTCAATCCAAAAAACACTTTGACTCAGAAACAGAATGAAGCCCTGGTTGCTTATGTAAAAAAGACGATCGCATTTCACCCGAGTATCAAGGTAGTTGGCCACAACCAACTGGATCATAAAAAGGCTTGCCCTTCTTTCCATGTTCCATTCTGGTGCCAGGCATTTGGTATAAGTGAAACTAATTATCTGAAAGCAGCATGATCGAGATCGCGATACCGGTAAAGCCATACGTTATGAAGTATCTTATTCATAAGTACTCTTCTGACACGATCACATTCAAAAGGAACGATCATATCCATTCTACCTTCCTATCCCTGTTGCAAAGGCCTTCCAAGGAATACGCACACAAGAAATACAAAAAAGTAGAGGGCCCCAATGTAAAGTTTGTGATTAGCATGAGCCTGAAAAGGAACGTAGGCTGTGTGCTTCCGGAAGAAAACATCAGGCACTTCAATTTCTTCATCGACTACCTGATCAAGCATGAGTTTTTCGATTTTGTTGATTCGAAGATCGAGGAAGGGGTGCGCACCAAAAATGCAATTGATGCTTTCATGGATAAGTATGACCTGGGAGAAGATGATATCAAATTCGAGACTTTGAAGAAGTCATACTATCGATACGAAATCGAAAAAAATCAAAAAAATGTTTCCGGAAATTGTCCCGTGAATTTCACTTCTAAAAGAGCCGCTTAAGAATGCAAAATATAGACTTCGAAGTTGGGGATAATTTGGGCGGACTGGAAGAATTATATTTCATTCCTAAAGAAGATCTGCTCTCTATACCCGATGCTCTTAAAAATGTGATATCGGATAATCTTGAGCTCGACACTGATAAAAAATTTTATATAGCAAAGTTCGTACTTGATTCCCTCAACTTCAATGAATCAAAGGATACCAATAAAAACGGTACAGTCTATAAGCAAAAGATCACGGGCACGATAGCCAAGGATCAGCCTGAACTGGCTAGCCTACTCCTCGAAATGTCTGAACGACATTTCATCTGCATCTATAAAGACCGCAATGATCATTACAAGCTAGTAGGCAACCTGGAGAATTTCCTTACTCTGGATGCAACTGAGCTAGACACTGACAATAACTACACCGGAAGAAACTCCTACAAGATTGCCTTCAAAGGTGAATCAACCAAACCTTCATTTTTCTATGAAGGGATAATTGAGACTTATGATACTGTAATCGTTACAGATCCACCCTTGACCTGCGAACCTGTGACAATCCGGGATGGTGCAGGCAATGTCATTGATACAGTGGAATCAGGAGGTGAATTTTATATCACACTAATTTCAGCAAACCAGGAGGTTTTAACATAATGGGAGTTTTACAAGGTACGAGGGTACAACATCTAAGATTGACAGGAGTAGGCGTACAACCAACTATTCCCAGTCCATCTACTTTAACGGCCAATGATCCCGGTTTTCTATCAACTGATTTGCATAAATGCGAATGGGCCTATAATGAAACGGATGATATCTGGTACTACAGGCAGGGAAATACAATAAAGGCATTTTCTCCAGACGTAACGGGAAAACAAAGCACTTCAGAAAAAGATGCATCTGGCGGATATGTCGGATTAACTCTTTTTAAGATAAATTTTAAAAATGTGGCTGGGAATATTCTTTCCTGGTTCACCAATTCAAATACTGCAGCTCGCACTTACACTTATCAGGATCGTAATGGAACAATAGCTGACGATACAGATCTCGCTAGCAAAGTAGATAAAGTAACGGGCAAAGGCCTTTCTACAAACGACTACACCAACACAGACCAGGCCAAAGTAGCTGCGATTGATCAGGCTGTTTCTTCAACTGAAAAAGCAACCTGGAACGCAAAGGCCGATACTTCTTATGTAGATTCGGCAACACAGGGTTTGAAATGGAAGGATGAAGTAAGAGCAGCAACTACTGCAAACATTACCCTTTCGGGCGCTCAGACAATTGATGGAGTATCAATTGTTGCAGGTGATAGGGTTTTAGTCAAGAACCAAACCACAGGAAACCAGAACGGAATTTATGTAGCTGCCTCCGGAGCGTGGAGCAGATCTACGGACGCGAATACGGCAGCAAAAATAAAGAATGCTACTGTTCCTGTATCTGAGGGTACGGCAAACGCGGATAAGGATTTTGTTCTCGTTACGGATACAATCACACTTGGGACTACTTCTCTTGTTTTTACTGAGAAGGGTGGCAATGTTCCGGATGGATCAGAAACAGCAGCTGGAAAATTTGAAGAAGCTACAGATGCCGAAGTTCAGGCAAACACTTCAGTTGGAGGAACAGGGGCTAGGTTGGTTTTGGTCGTTGCGAAACTTTGGACCTGGTGGACTTATGTCAAAACCCAGACAAATACCTGGTCAGGTCAACAGATTTTTTCTGTAGCACCCCGGCATTCTCATGCAAATGCAGGTAAAATTCTAAAGCTGGATTCTAACAAAGATGTAACCAGCGGTGATCTTGCTTTGACAGAAATGGCAGATCAGGCAGCATTGACTGTATTGGCAAATTCGACCAATGCTACGGGAAAACCAACTGCGGTCGCTGCATCTGTAGCAGAAAGAGTATTTGTTAGGACAGCAGCCAATACGCTGGCTTTTATTCAGCTAACAGCGAATTACATAGCTGCCTTGGCGGTTGGAACAGGTCACTTGGTTGCGAATGCAGTTACATTGGCAAAAATGGCGCAACTAGCCAATAATAAAGTAATTGGAAACATATCTGGATCAACGTCCGATCCACGGGCAGAAGACGTTGTTGATATTTTTGACGCAATAGACGCAAGAACGGCGGTGACAGCTAATTATCAAACCGTTTCAACAGATCGGTCTATAGCTGTAACCAGTACCGCATCTCCTCGCACAATCACTCTAGATGGAACTGGATGCAATGGGGGTAAAATAATGCCTGTTGTAGATGAAAGTAACGCCGCTGGAACAAATAACATAACAATTGCCGCCTTAGCAGGGCAAACACTGGAAGGAAACGCTCTTATTAATACAAATGGTGGTGCTAGGGTATATTATTGGGACGGCACATCTAAGTGGTTTTTAATTGCTTCAGTCTAATGCCTACCTTCTTAAAACATAACAATAAAATAGCGATAACCCAAGGCAAGGCAGCGGTAATCAACCGACAGGGGAACGGTTTGCGTTGTCCGTTAGGCTCCCATTACGTGGACATACCGGCTTCAAGTTTTGCAATAAGTCAATTAAAATTCGATCCTTTAGACGCTTGGTCAATCAGTTGTCAGATTTTTATTCCAGATGTTACAGCTCTGCTTAACGGAGCGCACATTTACGGCACTCTCACCACTGCAGGCGGCGCAGGTGGTATTCAAATGAGGTTCCAGATAATAGGAGCCACCATTTATCTGAGAGGTGCTATAATCCGGGGCTCAGATGGTACAGAGTGCGGTAGGTCAATGAATATTACTGCAACCCTAACCAACGGAACAAATCATTTAGTTGTAACAAAAACCGCGGGCAGCGTTGCCTCGGCTTCAATAAATGCGTATTGCAATAAAGTTAAAGCTACCACAAGCACTACAAACACAGCAACCCTCACCACCACTGCTATCGATTATTCACCACCAACGACCGTAAGGCTGTTTGCTTCTCCCTCATCAGCGGCGCAAATAATTGTAGGGTGTACTTTATTCTCTCTAAAAGTTTTCAATATAGAGCTTACTCAAGCGCAAGTAAACCAATTAGCGAACTCAGACAATACCAACATGAATGGGTTTATCGATAATCGGGTCCATGCCTGGGAATTTGAAGAAAAAAGCGGAATAACCGCCGGAGATGTAAATGGGATTGCACATGGAACCTTAATCGGTTATTCATCTCCAGAGACTTCATTGGGGGCAAGCAACTGTCATGTAAATAAAAGATCAGAACCAATCACTTAAAATATTTCTATATGAACATATCCAAGTCTATATCAAACGAACCAATAACAGGATTTAAGCGATTAGTCCACTACTCTGGATTGGAAGATTATCCAGCGGTTTTCCAACCTATGAACGTTCCAAATATCATTGTAAAATTTATTGTCGAATACTTCACTGAATCAGATCATCTGATCAAAAGAATGGCATTCGTATTCAAGATAGATGCAACTACACTTGTTAATCCTCAAACCGGCGCTTTAGATCCTAATGGAATTCCTGAAATAGTTTTTTTCAATGCAATACTATCAGGAGGAATTATCCTGCCTCAGCTGATTGATAGCTACATTGATCAGCTAGACGCGAGGGGCGATTTCGATGAAGACAACTGGTTTAAAAGAGAAACAAGACCTTATCCTTTTGTATAATGGCCTCAATCCGCTGCATTCTCGTCCATAATTACTTTTCACCTTTCAAAGATCCGATGAGCATTTTAAGTGCCTTGATCCGGATCTTTGGACAGACACATTACAATCACTGTGAACTTCTGATTGAAGAAAACGGCGAGAAGTATGTCATTGGAGCTGTTTATCCAAAAGTCAGAAAAGTAGATTATGATACCTGGTACAATCTGCTTCCAAGGGATTTCAAGGTGGTCGATATCATATCGAATAAATCTCAACTGCAGATGATAGAAGATGCTAAAAAGCAGGTCGGAAAGCGATACGATATCATCTCATTATTGTACTACATCCCAACACTGATACTACTGAAAAAACTGATGAAGAATACTAAAACATCCTACTGCTACGAAGTAGCTGCCGGTGTGGCCGGGTACAAAGACTCCTACAGTATTCTTCCAAATGAATTCATTGAAAAATTGACGGTATAGTATTTTCTCATAAATAGTAATGTTTGACGCCAAAAGTCCTTCCAGATTGGAGGGATTTTTATTTGGTACCATCTCAAAATCCCCTGTCCTTTTTTTCCCTTTCCCCTTGCATTTGCTTTACACTTCCAAGTACCAGAAATGGCAAGTAAGGCAAGATGAATAAAAAATTTTCACTAGTTAGTCAAATTCTCAGAGGCCCTTGGCTCATTGCTCCAGACTATGCAATGAGTCAGATGCCTCTTGTTGCGAATCTGCTTGAAGGCAAAGACGTCAAAGCATGGTTCGACGATGATGACGATGATGAGGAAAAGCCAAAGCCAATAGTCGCCCTTTCAATGAGTGCTGACGGACAATTCGTTCAGCATAGTTCTTTTGATGAAGCTCCTGAAGGATCTATTTCGGTGATCAAGATCAAAGGTGCAATGATGAAAGATGACTATTGTGGCGCTCCTGGAACATCGACCTTGAATAAACTGGCAAAGGAAGCCGACAGTCATTCTCACATTGTAGCCCATTTGTTTCATACTGAATCGCCAGGGGGAACAGTAGCCGGGACTGAAGACTTTTCGATCGGCGTACGGGATCTCAAAAAGCCGAAAGTGAATTTTATTGAGCTGATGGCTTCAGCTGCAGTCTGGGTAGGATCAGGAATGACCGAAAATATTGCTTCCGGAGAAACTGCAATGATCGGATCAATAGGCACAATGTTAAGCATATCCGATTGGAGAGCAGCTGCTGAAAAAGCAGGAGCAAAATTCCATGATGTAAGAGCGACTGAATCTAAGGATAAAAACGAAGCTTATTATCAAATCCTTCAAGGCAACTACGGACCTATTCGTAGCGAAATGCTGGATCCGCTTAATGATGTATTCCTTTCTCATGTAAAAGCTAACCGCGCAGGAAAGCTTAATCTCAAAAAAGAAAATGTTTTGACCGGGAAAATGTACCTGGCAAAAGATGCCCTGGAATATGGCTTGATCGATTCGATCGGATCATATGAATACGCAGTTCAAAGGGCCTTCGAATTAGCAAAATCAAACTCAAACAATAATCAAATGCTTAAAAACTGGTTTTCCGGTTCGGCCAAGACCGATGCCGCAACAATAGTAGTAAAAACGGCCGAGCTGGATGAGCTAAGAGCCGATGCACAAAAAACAATTGCAGACTTAGATGCTGCAACAGTTCAGGTATCTGAATTAACTCAAAAGTTAACTGATGCAAATAGCACCATAACTGCACTTACTGCAGAGAGAGATGCTGCTGTTGCAAATGCAAATCAGCTTACAGCAGATCTGGCTACTGCCAACACATCAGTCACAGAATTGACGGAAAAAGTAGAAAAGTACGGTGCTCAACCAGGTGCAATGCGAACAAGCTCTGTGAAGACTGGTACTGAAATCACGGAAACAAAAGTCACTGGATTCTTTGATCCTACGGCAGAGCACAATCAAGTCGAATTCAATTAATCTCTTTTTTAAAACCAAAAGGGAAAAATTCAAATAGCAAACAAAAACTCAAAAAATAGGAAAAATGAAACGTGTATTAAATCTACTTCTTGCGATTACCCTTGCCATGTTCTTTGGAACAGTGCTGGTAAATGCAGGATTTAACGCTGCTTTAGCAGTAGTTGTAGGTGTGGCGTCCTTATGGTTCGCTGCTCCAAAAGGTTCTTTGGCTGTCGGTATCAATGCAACTCAGGTAAAAGAGGAGCTTGGAGCTTACTTAAGGACAAATAACAAAGAGCTTAGACCAATGATCTACAATGAAGCTCAGGCTTCAAGGTATATGAAAAAAGTGGTTAAAGTTCAGGGACGATATCCAGCTGGTCACACTGTAACAAGCAATGTTGTTCAGGGATTTAAATCAGTTTGGAGTCCAATTGGAGAAACAAAGTTTGTAGCAAACGATCTGATTGACTACCATCAAAAAGTAAATTATCCAATCGTTCCTGCAAACATATTAGGTTCATGGTATGCAGAAATGTATGAGGAAAAGAAAACTCCTGCAGAGAAACCAATCAGCCAGTACATCATTGAAAAAGAGCTTAAGCCAAAAGTGATATCAAACGTCGATTACCTAATCGGTAATGGTGTTTACGATGCCGATGATCTTGAGACTTTTGGAAAGTCAATGAATGGACTTAAGAAGATTCTTGCTGACGGTGTTGCTTCTTCTACTAAGCCAATGTTTAAAATTCCTTTGGATGCACTTCATGACAATAACATTGTTGACCAGGTAGAGAAATTTGAAAGAGAAATTCCTGATAAAGTAGAAGGATCTATCACTAAGATCTACATGTCTTCAAAAAACAAGAAGAGATACATCCAGGACTACAGAAACCTTTATGGAAGTACAACTGACTATACAAAAGGTGCAACTCTTGTAACCTATACAGGAGAAAGAGAAATCGTTGGTCTGAGATGCTTGAATGGATCTGATGTAATCTTCGCTACTCCAGATGAAAACTTCCTACAGTTGAACAATGACATCACTACTCCTATCATCACTGATGTACAGGTACAAGACTATGAAGTGAAGGTATTCATGGAATGGTGGATGGGCGTTGCTTTCTGGATCAATCAAATGGTATTGGTTTCAGTAACTACTGGTTCTGGATCGGGATTGACAACTGACAACGAATTGTACTACGGGGGTTAATCTATGGGACTTACAGTAAAGCTTATTTCAAAAGTATCTGAAGGCACCTGGAGTGCTGAGGGTACTTTCTCCTCTTCGAAGTTTTCTGCACCTGCAGATGTATTGATCAAAGAAACTCCGGAAGGAGCCAGGCTACATCTCGACTCTTCTTTGAAAATTTCAAAGATCGATGGACGGGAAGTTTTAGCCTGGATCAACGCAAAGCCGGTTGCGATCGAGAAAGCTAAAAAGGGAGCTGAAATAAGCTTTTCCGGATTTCATGTATCACTCAAAAATTCAAAATAGAAATGGGTATTCAATTAAATAAAAATATCGAGTGGGAAGATGGATCTGACAATACCTCAGGTATCCAGACCAAACTTCTCGTAGCGAAGATGTCGGATATTCTTACTTTCCCTAAACCTGTATTGGACGACAGCACAGGAGATGGAGAGTTTGAAAATCTGGTAACCATCACAGGAAATTTCGTGATGAAGCCTTACAAAAAGTTCATTGAGCTTTACGTAACGCTTGAGACAGGTGAGTTGAAACACGAGTCTCAGGGAGAGTTGGACGGAATTAGCTTCCTAAACCAACTGGAGTTCCTTATCCCTGGAAGTAAAAAGCAAGTGCTTGGATTTACTCAATGGGCAAAGAACTCAAGCCTTTGTTTTATTGTAACTGAAGCAGACGGTCAGCAAAGAGTTCTTGGACATCCGGGATATCCTGCAAAAATGGTTTCTGCACCAGGCACAACTGGAAAAGCGCCTGCAGATAGAAAGTCTTCAACTTTCACGTTCAAATCTTCTAGAAAAGGACCTGCTCCGGTTTTTGAGGGTAAGATCGATCTGACAGGATCAGGGTTCTCTGAAGGAGATACTGATGACTTCCAGACAATATTCAGCGATTAGCAATTAATAAATATAAGGGGTTAGAATTAGTAAAAAGTCCAGGCTAGAAGCTTGGACTTTTTTTTGTTATCTGGTATGTTCTATTTAATTGGCTCCAACTAATCATTCTTGAAGAGTGATGTTTCTCTTCAATTCAAAAGGCATATAAACCTCCATTTTACCATCCTTCATTTTTGACTTGATCTCATCCCAGGAACAAATCATCATTGCCTTCTCGGTACCGAAATCAACCCACAGCGATTTTACGCTGCTACCTCCCCTGACTGTTATCGTACACCTCGTTTTCGCGAAGGTATGCAACTCATAAGATGTTTCAAATGAGAATCCATTTACCTTTAGTGCCTCTACAATTGCGAGATAGTGAGCATTGTTAATTTTATTCGACATATCGTCTATGGCTTGGTTCATAAAATTTTCTTCTGAGGAAAATTTGCTTGGATCTGAAAAAGGAGATGTTAGGTTCATGCCTCGAATATAACTAACAATTGCCACTCAATCCGTGTCCTTTTTTTGGCAATTGTCAAGGAGCACATTTGTATCATGGCGAAAGTAAAACCCGATACAAAGAAGATCCTGAAGGCAATTGCCGAAGCGTTGCCACTCAAATTCTATACTGCTAATGAACATGTAGAAATATCCGGAGAGGATTTGATCCTGGCCAATCACAAGCACTGGTATGGACAAGAAATCGAAAAGGAGAAATACTATTTGCTTCAGACACCTGCATTCTATGAAGTGAATCACTTCCGGAGATTGCAGGAAACGCTTAAAGAACAAGGAGCTGCAGGAGTCTTCAAGTATTGTGAGAAGTTGAACACTGAGGAGCTATTTGAGCCAGGAGACTGGGTGAAGTTCAGACCGATTTTAGAGAAATGTAAACCCCTGTTGGCCTGATGTTCACTTTTTCTAACCTCGGTAAATACGGCCGCTTAGGCAATCAACTTTTTCAAATAGCTGCTATCGCTAGCCTGGCAAAAAAGCATGGTGTAGGATATTTCCTCCCTCCATGGCCATATCAAAAATATTTCAAAAGTGACTTCAATTGTCTGGCAGGAGACGTTGTTGTAAGCCCCACAGCTTCGGATTTTTACGAACCTCATCATCATTTTGCTGACATCACTCTCGATGTTTTTGGATTGGTTGATATCCATGGATATTTTCAAAGCGAAAAGTATATCGATAAGTCAATCGATTTCAGTTTTGAAGAGGAGTTCCTCTCAGCAGTTAGAAAGCATTTTGAAAAGATTATTTGCTTCGACACTGTCGCTGTTCACATCCGTAGAGGAGACTATGTCAACCATCCAGACTATGTTCAGCTTCCTATCGATTACTATCACCGTGCCCTGGAGCTGATTCCTAAAGATGCCTTTGTTCTCATTTTTAGTGATGACATCGAATGGTGCAAGAAGAATTTTATTCCGGCAAGACCGATGTTCTTTTATGTACAGGAAGGATCAGATGTCGAAGACCTGGCATTGATGAGTCAATGTACTTATCATATCATTTCAAACTCAACATTTAGCTGGTGGGGTGCATACTTAGCGAATAGTAAAAAGGTTATTGCTCCAGATAAATGGTATGCAGGCAACCTGGCCAAAACACATAGTGAAAAAGATGTGGTACCGGAGAGATGGATTAAAATTCCTTCATTTGAGGTGAAGAAGATCGATCTGAGGGACGTGACCTTTACAATCCCTGTAAAGATTGACCATCCGGATAGGAAGGAGAATCTATTCCTTTTATTGAGCTTTTTGAGACATCATTTCGATACGAATATTATTGTCTTTGAATCATTTCTTCCAGGAGAGGAACGTCAACTCGACGCCAACTTTGGAGATATAGATCAATTGGTATTCGTTAAATCCGAGATATTTCATCGAACTAGTCTCCTGAACGTAATGGCCACATTTGCAAAGACTCCATTTATTGCGAATTGGGATGCTGATATATTAGTTGATCCAAAACAAATAGTTGCAGCGGTAGAGGCTTTAAGAAAGGGCAAGGCGGACGGAGTTTATCCTTACGATGGAAAATTTCTGAGGGTAGATAGAAAGCATTATCAGGAGACCTTGAACAAACTTTCAGTTGATCACCTGGTCAACTTGAGATATCCGCGCCTGCAGCATGAACAAAAGAGTTTTGGAGGTGCAATTCTCTGGAATAAAAAATCCTTCATTGCTGGAGGAATGGAAAATGAAAACTTCATCAGCTACGGACCTGAGGACTATGAGAGAGCTCACCGTTTTCCAAAACTTGGTTTTAAGGTCGGTAGAATCGGCGGACCTCTATACCATATGAATCATTGGATCGGGCCGGATAGTAGTTCCATTCATCCGGATTTCCATAAAAATGTAAAAGAATTTGAAAAGATAAAATCTATGGATGCACCCACTCTAAGACAATATGTAAAGAGCTGGCCATGGGTTGAAAATAAGGAAACAGATCAGGGGGCGGTCAACAATCAAACAGAGAACTCAACGGAGTTGAGCCCCCTCCTTTCCTTAGGTTTTGATAAAATATACGTCATCAACCTGGACAGAAAACCAGAGAGATTTAAAGCAGCAGCACAGGAGCTGGAGGCGGTTGGCATTTCACCCGTCGACAGATATCCTGCTGTAGATGGCAAAACTTTAAACCTGCAGAGCAAAATAGAAAGGCTCACACCAGGAATGATTGGTTGTTTTCAATCTCATCTGCAGATCCTGAAGGAGGCAGTTGAAAAGGACTATGACAGTATCTGTGTCTTTGAAGACGATGTGGTTTTCACCGATGGATTCACTGATTATATGAAAGAGGCCATTGCTCAGATCCCTGAGGATTGGCAGTTCATCTACCTGGGCTGTCAAGAGTATGGCGGCTTTGGTGATCATTTGAAGCAGGTCAATGACTTTTGGGTAATTCCTAAATGTGTTTGGGGTACTCATGCTATGATGTATCGAACAAAAGAAGCCATCAAGTTTATTTATGATCGACTTCAGAAACAGGAAATGCAGATTGATGAGCAGCTGGCCAGCCTGGTACTTCCTACCAGCGGATTAAAATATTATGCGCTTTTCCCTACCAATATGATCGCCCAAAGAAGGCCAGAGGGAGAATGGGAAAGTGATGTACAAACAGAAAGACAGTTAGTGATATGAAGGAGAGGTTTCTGTTATTGAGAGATACCTGGAATGGAGAGCGATGGTTTAAGGCTGGAAAAATACTGACCAGGGATCAGGCAAAAGAACATTTAAAAGTTCCGTTAGTGGATCTCGATCAATACCAAGGCTGGATTGAAAAAATTGAACAGAAAGAAGAAGAATTAACAATACCAAAAAGACGATGAAGCAGTCAGGAATATGGGATTTGAGTGAAGCAATCTGGGAGCATGTACATAGTTTGCCCCTGGCGGTTGCTTTAAAAGATATTTTGGATCAAAAGACAATTGTGCTGGATATCGGGTGCGGTGTTGGATTCTATTCAGAGTTTTTGAGGAAAAGAGGATACACAGTGCTAAGCTATGAAGGCACTTCGGGAATAGAATCAATCGGCCTGAGCCAGCACATCCTTCCGATCGATCTTACTAAACAAAACGAGTTTGTATTCAATGGCCAGGTGATCAGCCTGGAGGTTGGAGAGCATATCCCGGAGATCTATGAGGATATCTATATACACAACATCACTAAGGTTTGTAAGGGCAAATTGATTTTGAGTTGGGGCATTCCTGGACAGGGTGGTTTTGGTCATGTCAATTGTAAGCCTAACGAATATATTATTGAGAAGATCGAGGCAAAAGGATTCAAATTAAATATTGAGCAGAGCAATTACCTGAGGAAACACGCAGGCAATTGTACCTGGTTCGAAAAGACAATTTTGGTTTTTGATAAAGAAATAAAATGACACTACAGCAATGGTTGCAGGATCCTTCGGACTATGAAATTGGAAGGAAACTGTACGAACAATATGGAAGAAACAACAACCTTAAGAAGCTATTTAAAAATGGACGGCTTAAGGACAAACTGATCTATGAATTGTGTAAAGTACTGGTAGAATCAGGTAATGTAGTAATTGGAGTACCAGGCGTAACAATAGGCGAACCGGATTTTCAGCTACTACCTTTTGTTTTGAATTCCTCGGAAAGCGAAATCAGGGTTTCGGAAAGTCAAACCGAAGATTCGGAAAGAAAAGATCCGCTTCCTGAAGGAATCGAATTTGATTCACTACTATCCGGAATGAAGGAAGAGCCGCTCGATAATCCTATCCTGGACGACATCAATGAGCAGCTGACACCACTTTACAGGAAAAGAACTATCCTTCACTCCCAGCTGGAGGCCTTTCCAAATGATGAAGAACGAAAAGCTGCAGCTTATGGAATCTTAGATTATACCGAGCAAATTGAAAAGCTCCTGGACACGAAAAATTATGTTGAGCAGCATGGCACCCTTCCTGATCAGCGACCTGCTCACACAAAAACAGTCCTTACAGACAAGTATGAGATGCATGTCAGGGTAAAAAATCTTGCATCCTACATTTCTAAACATCAATCTAATCCCAAAAAAGCAGCCAAGGTAAAAGCCTGGAAAGAAGAAAAGGAACTACTGGAAAAGCAGCTTGAATGAAAAAGCTTAATGGAGCAGAGACATTTGAAGATAGGGTTTGGGCTTATTTTCTTGAGCCGGAACATAAGGTAAAGCTTTCTAAGCAGGAAAAGGAGAAAATTGGAAGGATTGAAGCCGCTTTTATATTGCTTAGAAAGCATACCATGCTTGATGCTGCCAAGATCATGACGAAAGGAATGAAGATAAGCAGATCTACTGCCTATGAAGACCTACGAATTGCTATCCGGATCTACGGTGATATGACTAAGGCTTCAAAAGAAGGCAGAAGAATGCTTCTTTATGAAAAAGCTGAAAGAGTTTATCACAAGGCCGAAGAAAAAGGAGACCTGGCTAGCATGAATAAGGCAGTGGCCAATATGAACAAAATTGCAGGATTTGAGAATGAGGATCCAGATCTTCCGGACTGGGAGGTTGTATTCAATAACATCAATATCAATATCGGTGGAAAGCCTTCAGACTTTGGGCTGGAGCTCCCTGAGAACGTCCATCAGCTGATTGAGGCCTGGAATCAAAAGAAACGCCAAATAATCAAGCTGGATGAGTCAACCGAATAGCATTTTCTTTAATAAACCCCAGGCACACGAAGCTTTCATTGATGCGAATGAGTTTTATGGCGTTTGGGGTCGTGGTACCGGCAAGACGTCTGGACCTTTATCCAGGAGAAGCTTCCGGAACATAAAAGAAATGCCTGGAAGCTCAGGAATCAGTATTGGCGAAACATATCAGCAGCTGCTCACCAGGACACTACCTTCCAGGATAGAAGGATGGTCAAAATTGGGCCTGATCAAAGACAAACATTATTTCATCGGCCGAAAACCGCCAAGAGCGTGGAAATGGCCTGATCCTATAGAAGCGCCTGTTTCCTATGATCACTACATTGCCTTTTGCAATGGATCCGGGATTCACCTGGTGAGCCAGGATAGGAAAGGATCCTCAAATGGTATCAACTCCGACTGGATTGAGGGCGACGAGGCCAAATACTTAAAATATCAGCAGTTCCTGGATGAGACATTGCCAACAATGCGGGCAAACCGTCCAAAATTCAAGCATTTGCCATGTCACTGGAGCATCACTTTTACTACCAGTATGCCCACAGCTGCAGACGCAAAATGGATCCTAAAAAAGCGCGAAGAAATGGATCCGGAGCAAATCAAAATTATGCTTTTGATCAACGCAGAAATTTTGCTCCTACAGGGCCAATTTGAACAAGCAAAAACAGAGACCACCCGAAAGGCAATTCTTAGAAGCATCAACAAGCTGAATGAGCAATTGCATCAGATGAGATTCAATTGTATCTACTATAGCGAAGCTTCGACGCTCGACAATATTGCAGTTTTGGGCACAGAATACATTAAAAGGATGAAGCGGATCATGCCCGACTACATCTTCGAGACAGAGATCCTGAACAAGCGCCCAGACACTATAGAGGGCGGTTTTTACCCTATGCTCGATCTGGATGTCCACACCTACACCTCGTACAACAACTCCTACCTGGACAGCCTGGACTACGACTTCAACAAGACCAAAATAGTAGACTCTCGTATGGATGAGGATTGCGTTAAATCGCAACCCCTACGTATAGCAGTAGACTGGGGTAGTAAGATCAACTGTATGAGCATAGGCCAATGGTTCAGTAGCATCAACACATTCAAGTTCCTCAAGTGTATGCACGTGCTGCACCCTGAGCTACTAGACCACCTTGCCAAGAAGTTCCTGGACTACTACCAGCACCATACATGTAAGGAGGTACACTTTGCCTATGACCACACTGGTAACACTAACCTGGCTAATAGTAACCGTACCTATGCAGAGCAGTTCGCTGACATCCTTAAGAAGGGTGGATGGAAGGTGATTATGAGAAGCAAGAACAAGGCTGCACCTACACATCAAGAGAAGTACCTATTGTGGTATAAACTACTGCAGAGACAAGACCCACGTATGCCAATGGTAATGTTCAACAAGAACAACACCAAGGAGCTCCAGATATCTATGTTACAGGCGCCAGCCATAGAAGGCCCTAAGGGCATACAAAAGAACAAATCATCTGAACGTAACGAAAATGTACCACAAGAGCAGGCCACACACTACAGTGACACCGCTGATATACTCGTACAAGACCTATTCTCATTCATCATAAGGAAACGGTCTTCATTCGTCCCAATGCCACAGTCCTAGCGGCCTCCCTCATATAACCGTATTTTATATCGATCGACAATTGTCGATCGACTTCAGTGCGTGGCTGGGTTCTTTTGCAGAAAATCGGACTGGAAAAGACCATTTTTAAAAAAACTGATTGAAAACTAGCTGTTTATAAAAAAAAAATCGGATTGAGCGTTTTTCCGCTGATTTCTCCATTAAAACCCTGTCCTTTTTTTCCTGCCGCTTCGGCAAGTACTTAGCAGAAAAATTCAGAATGGAAATAATTAGGCTAAGGGATGCCCTGGATCTGATGGAGAAACCAACTCCCTTTTCAATTGCTTTTGTTACTGCCGACAAGAAGAGGAAGACCGGAGGGAATCTGATCCGGATGGAGAATTGCTTGCAATCGGGCTACTTAAGTGGTAAGGATCCGGAAGAAAGGAAAGATGTTGAGCCTTCAGCTACTACTAAAAACCCAAACCACTCCTACAATGGTACCAGGAACATCTTCGTGAAAGGGGCAACTCGGCTCACGAAAATCCATATCCGGCTAATCACTCAATTCAATAATAAAAAAGTAGTCTACTAGATGGCAAAAGCTCAAATTATATTAGGACAGAATGGCCAAATGAAGGCCGTAATACCAGGAATGAGTGCCCTGGTTACTACTGAATCATTGCCGTCTATTCCTCTTGTGAAGGATGACAGCAAAGCAAACATCGGAAGTATTGCAAAATGGGGAGAAGACAATCTCTTTCCTCAGAATGTAATCGAAGAATGCAGCAAAAACACCATCATTCCTACAACCCTTGGCAAAAAAGCGGAGCTCCTATATGCTGGAGGCCTTTACGTTGCTGATTTCACGGGCGAGTATGACGATGAGGGGAACGAGATTACCAAACCGATTTACGACAAAGAGATCTACGATTTCATCAAGCGATCGAACATAAACCGATACGTTTTTGAAGCCGCTTCTGATTTGTATTGGTTCTTCAATGTGTTTCCGGAAATGATCTTGTCGAAAGACAGGAAGAAAATAGTTGCCCTATCCACTCAGGAAGCCGCCTATTGCCGATGGCAAAAGCAAAATCCTAACAATGGCCTTGTAGAATACTGCTACATCAATGCCAACTGGACTTCCTATACTAACGCTGAGGATGATTTAAACACTAAGGTGGCGGTTATAGATCCCTATTACGATGTAACCACAAGCATCAGAGAGTCCGGAGAGCACAAATTAATTTATCCTCTCTCCTATCCGACACCAGGAAAGTCGCTTTATCAGCTTGCACATTGGAATTCCATCAGGACGAGTAATTGGTTAGACGTCGCTCAGTCTGTTCCGGAACTGAAAAAATACATGTACGATAATCAGATTACTCTGAAGTACCATGTGCAAATCCCGGATTCATACTGGACCTGGAAGTTCAGCGACTGGGATAGTAAGGAGGATAAAGAAAAGATTGCTCTGATCGATGCTGAGCTCACCTTATTTGAAAAGGTGATGACAGGAAGAAAAGCTGCTTTTAAATCTTTCATATCCTCCTACGAGGTAGAGCCGCAGACAGGAAAAGAGTTTGGAAAGTGGATCATCACACCTCTTGGAGAAAAGAACAGCAATAACACATACATGGAAGACAGTCAGGAAGCAAGTTCGCACATTCTGTTTTCTCTCGGATATCCTACAGCATTTGCGGGAATCACTCCTGGAAAGGGCTTGAATGGTGGCGGTGGATCTGATGTACGGGAAATGTTCAACATGTATCAGGAAGCATGTAATTCTCACAGGGATATTGTCCTGGAACCGCTCAACCAAATCCGAGATTATAACGGCTGGCCAGAGAGCAGGCGATTTAAAATAAGATACAGCAGGCTCAAGACTGCAGATAAAGTAAAACCAGAAAACCGATCCATCAGCAATGCCTCTGTTTAAGACAATCGACGAGATCAAGAAGTATGTTTCTGCAAATCTTTCCAGCAACATCAAAACTCTTTTGCCTGATATCAACCAGGCTGAAGAGACGTATATAAAAAAATACCTGGGCAAAGAACAGTATGATGCTTTGCTCACAGCTTACACAGCTGCCACAGCTGATTCTCCTTTATCTGCCATCCATCAAAACCTTCTTGAGAAATGTCAAATGCCACTGGCCAACCTCGCCTATGCAGACTTTTCCATCATTGGCCAGGTCGACATGAGTGATGAGGGAATCAGGATTGTTACAGATGATAGTCATAAGACAGCTTTCCAATGGCAAATCAATGATCTTCGGAATGACTATTTCCTGAAGAAAGGATTCAATGGGTTAGAGGCGTTACTCTCCTTCCTGGAAGAGAATAAGGACGCCTATCCAACCTGGAAAGGTTCTTCTGCTTACACCCAGTTCAAAGAATACTTCATCAACAGCGCTGCTGAATTCAACAAATACTATCGGATCAATGAGTCTAGGTTAACATTCCTGGCACTTGAAACGGTGATGAGAACCGTGGAAGATTTCAAGATTAGGCCGGCCCTCTCAGATACATTCTTTGATGAGATCAAAACAGCCATCAAGTCTGGGGCAGCATTATCCGATGATCATAAAAAGGTTATGACTTACATCGTTCCTGCAGTTGCTCATTTGACAATTGCCGCTGCGATCGATGATCTGAGTGTCGAGTTTATTGGAAATGCTTTTGTCATCAATCAATACTCCACTGGCCAGGCTAGCAATACAAAATCCACAGCACAGGCAGAGCTGCTCGGTAACAAGCAAAAGCAGGCTAAGCAAAAAGGGGAAACGTACCTGAAAGATCTTAAAGACTACCTCAACAAAGTTGCTGCAGCTGACAAATATGCTAGCTACTTTAACTCTGAATCCTACACTGCTCCCTCATCCGGAGACAAAACCGTCATAACGAACACAGAATCTAACAAAATATATAGGGCATTTTAAATGGAAACGATAGTAGGAATATCAGATCAAACCAGGATAGCAATCCTCATCACCAATTTGATTGCATCTGTGATCATTCTTTTGATCCTGGTATTACCTTGGTTTTTGATGATCAGAAAAAATTGGACATGGATCCAAGGCGCTTTGAAGGGTGAAGATGGTTTCATTGATATCCATGAACTCAGGATCGCTCTGGGATATCTGGCACTTGTCTGTTTCATCATAATTTTCTTCTACCTGATCATCACGTCCGGAGCCTTGGGATGGAAGTATCCTGAGCTAATCTATGCATATACTTTTCTAGGATCTGTGGGTGCTGAAGCAACCATAATTGCCGGGATGATAGAGAAAGTCAAATCTAAAAAGACGCCGTGATGGAATATGTATTTGGATTAATCGGAGTGATCATTGGCTATGTAATAGGCATGGCCTGTATGTATTGGCTAATGAAGGACCTGAATAGACCGAAAAGAATTGAACAATATCCTCACCTCTCTCCAATACCTCCAAAACCAAAAAAGAAATGAGCTACAAAACTGTTTTCCACCTCCGGGTCACTTCGATTGTATTATTTGCAATCCTGATTCTTTTCCTGATATCCTGTGTTAAGAAGACAACAGATGTCACCAGGGAAGGAACTATTGAGAAGATCCGGAACGTACCTGTTGGTTTTCCACCTTCAGAAAACAGTTTTGACGTCACGATCGAGTGTGACAAGAAAAGTAATAAGCCTGTTCCTTTCCAGAAGGTTTTCAAAGTAGATAAGAAGACTACGACTGCCACAGTTAAAGGCAACAATCTCAACATCACCAATAGTCAAAAAGATACTGTTTGGGTTCCAGTGCCTTGCAAGGATACAGTAAAATGGAAGGATAGGGTGGTTGAGAAAAAGATAGTAATGTGGCCGTGGTGGGTAGTGCCTTTGATTATTTATGCGATTGTTGCAACTTGTTTAGCGGGGTATCTATTTTTAAGGAAGATCTTCATTTAAAATGCAACAAAAAGGATTTTATGCTTTAATGAAAGAAGCTTTTGCCACGGAAGGAAAACCAGTCGAGATGAGCGATGCCATTACTCTAAAGAAAATGCAAGAAGCATTTGACTCCTTACCTGATGTGAAACACAAGAGACAACAAATGATTCTAGTTGGTCAAAAGCTAGAAGACGTGTATGAGTACTTGGGGCACAAAGGATTCATTGAATTGTTGAAGTGTACAGATATCTTGACCGACGTCAATGGAAGGGCATTTCTAAAGAACAAGGGAATTTAAATTATTCGATCCAACAAGTCAGTGCTTATTGCTCTTGGCGTCCATTCCTGGAATAACTTTTCCAGTTCTTCGGACTCAAGAAGGTCTTCCCAGCTATCACCCATTAATACTTCCCAGCTATTAGACTGCCAACTTCTTCTGTAATAGTCGGTATTCCCATTTTCGACAACTTCAATGGTGTAGTATATGACAGTTTTAATTTCCTTTATTTCCATGATTAGCTTTTTTTATTCCCAAAACCCTTGAGATATAAATTTACCGTCCCTATCAAAATCGATGATAGAATAAAAAAATCCATATCCAATGAATCCATCTCCTTGATCAAGCTTTATATAAAGCTCTCCATTCTCTCTTTTAATTGGTTTCACTGTTATACCTAATGATTGATATAAATCAATGAACTTATCCAAGTCTTTTTTTCCCATTCCCTAAATCTAGCAAACACCTCTCAAATCCCTGTCCTTTTTTCAGCAATTGCCATGGAGCACATTTGTGACCATGAACACAATTCAGATAGGCAAGTACAAGAAAACTATTCCTGCAGACTGGGATGAGCTCGATCGCAAATCCTATTTGTATGTGGTGAATATGTTCCTTACAGTTGGCAATCAGAGTAAGCAGCAGGCGCTTTTCATTTACCATTTCCTGAAATTGAAATTCATCCGGACGACAGTCCATGGGAAAACTGTGTCAATGGCAATTGCCAAGAAACACATGGATGATGCGATGCTCACCTGCAGCGTCGATAACAAAAAGCCTTTCGACATGACTTTTGTGCAGGGGATACAGATCCTGTCACTTTCCAACTTCCTATTCAAAGAAAAGAGTACGCTTTCCAAAAACCACCTGGACAGTATTAGCACTTCCATCTTCCGGAAAAATCTCTATGGCCCGTCAGACGATTTTCAAAACCTTCGACTGCTTGAGTTTTCATTCTGCGATAGCTACTACATGCGGTACCGGATGAGCAAAGAGGAAGAGAATCTCGACAAAATGATTGCGGTATTGTATCGACCTGCAGCAGCTGTAAAAGATCTAGCTGACAAGCGTGAAAAGCTCAATCAACACACAATAGAAGACCGGGCAAAACAAATAAAGAAACTTCCGTTACTCGAAAAACAGGCAATACTTCTCTGGTATACGGCCTGCAGAAGCCGACTCGAAAGAACCTACAACTATGCCTTCTCAAAAGAGAAACAACACAAAGCAAAATCAAAAAATTACGGCTGGGCTGGCCTCATTGTAAGCATGGCCGGTGAGAAGTTCGGCACTGTAGAGCAAACCTCAGACGAATACATCCACACCATTTTCCTGCAAATGGATATGCAGCTGCAGGCACAGGAACAACTTGAGAACAAATGAGACATTCAGAATACACTACCCTTTTCCGGACAATTGCCGAAAAGCACATCGATATACAGCACTCCGGAGAATCAATGCACTTTGCAAGATTAATCCTGAGTGCTGATCCTTTTAATAAGCTGATCATCGAAGAGTTTTTGAACTCTTTAAAATCCAGCATGCAGTTCCCTTTTATGCTTTCGATCAGCTACGATGCCGACTTCGAAAACAATGGAAGTGACCATACATGGAAGGTTTACAATGCTTCTTACATCCTTTTGGATCTTCCGGAGAAAGGAAACTTCCAAGACCAGGAGGAAAAGATTGACAAGATGGAAGAGGTCGGGGAAGACATCCTGGGATATCTTAAGAATGAATTTAATGCCAACAAAGCAATTGCCACATATCGGTTGGACCTAAACACAATTCACATCGAAAAGGTGGGTGATATCTGCGGAAAGTACTACGGTGCCCGGGTAGACCTTCAATTCATGAAGGCAGGTAATCAAAATCTCAAATTCAAACCCGAAAAATTTAGCTGATGTCACAAAGGGCAAGAATACATATTGACCTAAACGGTATTGTCGCAGGGAATACTGTGTCATTCAACCTATCGCTTAATGGCACTACCTCAACTACCTATACATTCACGTGCCGTGCATTCGGATCTACACTTGGCACATATGATTTTATGTTGGGAGGCCCCGGATCCGAATACATTGCAGCTAAGGGGACACTGGAATCAGCACTCCAATCCCTGACTGGCTTTCTCACTCACTATGAACTGAAAATAGGAAACTCGCCATATGATGTTGTAATAGAAGCCAACTTCTACAATGACATCTATAATTTCGGCACCTACTCTGGGTATGGATTCGAAAGTCAGCTTGACAATCTGGTTACTGCCATCAGTGTCAGTCACACCAAAAGTGATGTAATTTGTCATGGGGTTGCCAATGGTTCAATTACCTTAACCATTTCAGGCGGTGCAGATCCATTCACCTTTCTGTGGTCGGACGGGGCAACAACTCAAAATCGAACAGCATTACCTGCGGGAACCTACTCTGTTCAGATCACCGACAGCCTCGGGACTGTTACAAATTATACCGGAATTGTGATCAGTGAACCTGCCAACGCTATTTCAATTGATTCTACTAAGCAAAACGTTCTTTGCAACGGTGCCGAAAATGGAATAATCAATATCACAGCATCGGGCGGTACACCTGGATACACCTATTCCTGGTCTCATGGACCTACAACTCAAAACGTAAGTGGACTTGCTCCTGGGAGTTATTCGGTAACGGTCACGGATAGCGTTGGATGCAATAACACTTTTAATTTTACCATCACTGAACCCGACAGCATTGCTATCGAAGCAACAGTCGATGGCAATAATGTAACTGTAGCCGTCACCGGCGGAACAGCTCCTTTTTCCTATCTCTGGAGCAATGGAGCAACTACCCAAAACTTGACTGATGTCGTCCCCGGCGAATACGAAGTTCAGGTAACCGACGCAAATGGATGTATAGCCTTTGCTTCAGTCACCGTTGCATCCTACCGGTTTTTCTTTTCAGACAATCCGATTATTCTGGAGCTTACTGCAGAGGATCCGGAGACAAAGCCCAACCTCTCATTTATTTGTGAAGTCTGGGTCGAAAGGACGTATTTATCCGGAGTTTACACCAAAATAATTACCCTGGAACAGCCTGCTGATTCAGCGGCTCACACTGTTTTCAATGTACAGACAGCGCTTGATGCATATGTTGAGCCGCATTTGCCAACTGTCTACCAGAGTACAGTCACCAGGGCAGACAATATTTTCAAAAGATACTATCTCAAATACACCGAGAAGTTTGGAGAACCTCCTGCAGAGGCCACATACACGCAGGTCAATGTAAACTTTGTAGTGCTTGGCGGGCTTTCAGAAGAAGAGTATGCCGCAAATACTTTCTTCGCCTCGTTCCAGGACACACAAAAGCCATTCTTCACCTGGACACCAATAGAGAAGAAAGACCTGCAGGCGGTTTTCAAAGAGCAGCCCGAATACCTCTACTTCATGGTAAACAGCTTCGCTGTTTCCAGTTTCAAGGCAAAGGTCAAGATCTATTACACCGATGGAACCGACGGCACGAGCACCTTTCACACGCAAAGTGATGTGCATCGATACGAGCTTTTCTTAATACCGGCAGGACATAACCAGTTAGATCTGGCCAGTTACAATACTGATAAAACGGTAAAGGCCTGGGAAGTTTTTGTAACAGATTCGAGCGACAATCTTATTTCTGAGACTAGAAAATACAGGCTCAATACCGACTATTTTCCTTACAAAAGATTTCTTCTGTATCTCAATTCCCTCGGGGGTTTCGATACTTTATGCATTTCCGGAAAAGCATCCATGGCCATGGACACCGATGAAGTCATCGCGGAGAGGATCCTGCCTTACAATCATGGAGTATCAGATCCGGATTTCGAAGTCCTGGAGAAAGTTGGATCCAGGCAGTTGAAAGTTTCCACCGGGTACAAATCCAAAGAATACATGGATCGACTTCAGGATTTCCTGATATCACCTGCAGTCTATCTGCTGCTTAATGATCGGCACATTCCTGTGAAAGTAAGAACAAGAAATTCAGAGATTTTCGACGAAGAATCGACCATTAACAAAATAGATGTAACGCTGGAGCTACCAGCGATCAAACATTTTACACCGAAACTATAATGTCATTTGCAATCAAAATAGGAGATGAATACTTAGACCTGGGAGAGGGAGCCTCTATTACATTAGAGACTACCAGCCCATTCTTTATGACGGATGGGATCCCAGGCACCATTTCCTTCCCTTCTACTGCTTCTCCCACTAAAAAGAATAAACGATTGCTGGGCAATCCGGAGATAATATCAAATCAAAACAATTTAAATACAAAAATTGCGGCCGAACTGTATATTAAAGATCTACTATACAAAGCTGGCCAGCTAACCAATATCAAACCCAATAAGAAAGGCTATCAATATAGCTTTCTTTCTGATGCCGGCGACTTTCAATCCAAAATCAACGGAGTAAGCATGAGAAGCCTGGATCTGGGGACAGACATCCTGGTATTCGACAACAGCTCCGAAAATTACGCCCTGTTTCCTGTAAAGAATGAAAGCTTTTACGGGGACAAGAACACCAATTTCAAAGGCTATCTGAACTACTATCATGGTGGCTCATTTCCAACTAATACAACTTCCAGTAGTTTTTATGCAATTACACCATTTCCATACCTGGTACAGGTCATCAGGAAGACCTTTGCTTTATTTGGTTATCTCGTTTATGGGGCCTGGCTTGATGATCCTGAGATTGCTACAGCTGTTGTTTACAATAACTATGCGCTGGATAAGGTCGTCACGGGTGTCAACAGCTGGGAAACAACCATCGCGATCGCGAACCATCTCCCCGACATGACTGTCGGAGAGTTCATCATAGCAATAAAAAACATGTTCGGGCTGGGATACATTTTCAATCCGATCGACAAGACGGTCAAAATTGTCACGCTTAATGAAGTAATTAATGATCAAACTTATGTTGATCATACCTCCAAAGCTGAGCCTGAATACGAGCTGGCGCTGAACGAAAGCAATGGGTTCAAACTTAGCCAGGAGCAGGACTCTGGAGACGAAGCGCTCAAGGACGAGTCCGACGCTTGGACTACATACAAAATTGGCAACGGTGGCCAGGAGATTTCAACTAAAGCATCTACAACACTGATCCTGACTCATCAGGATACGGTGAATACCTCCAGATCCTGGACAATTCCCTATGTAAAGCAAAAAGGATCCTCTCCGGAATTTGACCTTGGAATTAACAAGGCAAACCTCCGGATCCTGTTTTATAGAGGAATGCAAAACGACAGCCTTGGAAATGCATATCCACAAGGATCATACAATTCAAGTTCAATGTCTCTCCGCTGGGCGGATACCAACGGACTATATAATAAATGCTGGAAGCCCTGGCTAGACTTCCTGGCATATGCCAAGCCACTCAAAAGAAACGTCCGCTTCAACGGGGCCGACATTCTAACCCTCGATACTACAAAAAAGACAATGATTGAGTACAACAAATTTCTTTACTCCAAGATCACCAGCACGGTGACAATGAAGGAGGGAATTCGCAGCTCAAAGACAGAGAAGTATTGGGTTAAACTATGACACAAAGAGAAGTTATTGAAAAGTGGCTTTCCATCTCCTCCGATCGGCTTAAGAAAAGTATGGATGAAAAGGGCATTGTGGATTCACAAGCCCTGAAGACTTCCTTCCAGGGACGAGCGATCAGCGATGATAGAGTAAAGCTTCTTTACAATCTTTCCGGGATGTTCTCAGATATGGGAGTCGGAAAAGGTAGAAAGTTTTCCGATGCTCAGAAGCTCTCCGGAAAAAGAGGTCGCAGGCCAAAGAAGTGGTATTCCAAAAGCATCAACTACGAAATCTTCCAATTATCAGTAGCTCTGTCCAACAACGCCGGTAATGTTCTGCTCAGTCAGGTTCAGGAAAACATTCCTAAAAAACTTGATTTATAATGGCCACATCAAAAGAACAAAGAGAGGTAGAGATTGTGATCAACGGCACAAAAGCCAATGCATCACTTTCCGAAATGGAAAAAGCCCTTCGGGTTCTGAACACGCAGTTCAAAGAACTACCCAAAGGCACTAAGGAATGGAAGGATAAAATGGCCGAAGTGGCCAAGCAAAGGCAAGGCATTGACGAAATACGAAATGCAGTTAAAGGTGTCAGCAATGAAATGACGCTTGCACAAAAAGTTACCACCGGCCTTGGATCTGTATTCGCCTCAGTATTTGGAGCACTCACCCTCACCAGAGCAATTGGCGAGGTAGTTTCATTTGTACAGGAAGGCATTCGTCTTAAGGCGGTCTATTCAGATGCCTTCTCCGATATCCAGAAATCCACTGGAATGACCGCTGATGAAGTAGCAAAGCTCAACGAGAAATTAGGAGAAGTTGACACCCGGACGGGTCAATTGGACCTGCTTGACATTGCTAAAGTTGGAGGCCAGATAGGAATTGCCAAAGATGAGATTGAAGGATTCACAATCGCCGTTGATAAGGCAGTAGTTGCGCTTGGAGATGAGTTTTCCGGAGGAGCTGAGGAGGTTGCCGGCAAAATGGGAACGCTCAAAACCCTTTTCAAAGAGACAAAAGATCTGGATGCAGGAACGGCTATCAATCAAATCGGATCTGCTATTAATGAACTGGGTGCAGCTGGATCCGCAACAGGTCCAGTAATGGCAGAGTTCGCTGCTAGGATTGGACAACTTGGAGACCTTGCGCCACAAATCGATCAAACCTTAGGTCTGGGAGCAGCTATGCAAGAATTAGGTCTGTCCGCAGAAGTTTCTGCAGGTGGCCTTACTAATATTTTTCTTCAGGCAGGTAAAGAGTCAGCAGCTTTTGCGAGGCAGATCGGAATGACTCAAGATCAATTCAAACAACTGCTGAATACAAATCCAAATGAAATGCTCCTGAAGCTTGCCGAAAGCATGAAGGGCATGTCAAATACCAATATCATCGCTACGATGGACAACCTGAAGCTAGGAACTCAGGAGAGCATCAAGGTGATGAGCCTGCTTGCGAACCAGACAGACAAAGTCAGAGAAAAACAACTTTTGGCTTCTACTGCCATGAAGGAAGCAACCTCCCTAACAAATGAATTCAACATCAAAAACAACAATGAAGCCGCCCAATTGGCCAAAACCCAAAAAGAATGGGAGAAAATGAAGGTCACTATTGGTGATCAATTCATGCCATTGGTAGGCGATGGGATGAGAGTAATAATGCCTTTGCTAAAAGGTCTTACTTCTGGCTTCATCACTTTCATTAATATCATTAGAGCAATTCCATCATTTGTCAGTGAGAACAAAGAACTATTTATTGGATTAGGAATAGCCTTGGTTTCGCTAAATGCCGCAAATATTGCCGCTTCGGCTTCTGCATTATATCATGTAGCAGTTGAAAAAGGACGTGCTATCGCCACCAAATCTACAGCTGCTGCTCAGTGGCTACTAAACGCAGCAATGAGTGCAAATCCAATTGGACTAGTAATAGCAGCTGTGGCTTTGTTGGTTACTGGTTTTATTACTCTTTATAAAAACAGTGAAACAGTACGGGGAGCTATTGCAGGACTAGGGGACGCTGCTAAAAAGATCTTCACCAACATAGTTGAAGCTGCCGTCAAAACACTTGGTGGACTTGGTGATTTCCTTGTTGGTGTCTTCACCATGGATGTAGACAAAATCAAAAACGGACTCAAGAACGCATTCACTGGGGTTGTCGAACTTCATACTGGTTTTGGAAAAGGTGTAGCTGATGCATACAATAAAGGGTATGATGAGAAAATGGCATCGGAACATGCCAATCAAAAAGGCAAGGCCACTCAAAGAGCGAAGGAAGTAGCAGCTGCAAACAAGACAGGACTTGATCAGCAAGTAAAAGATACCGGCGCAGCTGAAAATGACAAGACGATGCTCACAATCAAGGAGCAAAAGGCCAGGGATAAAGCTGCAAAAGCCGCAGCCCGTGAGCAGAAAAAGGACGATAAAGAAGCAGCTGCTGAAGCAAAGAAGGCAGCGGAAGACAGGCTCAAAGCAGAAGAAGAAATTTCCAAACGGAAAATTGGGCTAATCACCGATGAGTATGAGCAGAAACGTGCGAAGATTTCGGCTGAGGCTGATAAGGAAATTGCCAATCTAGTTGGGACAGAGGATCAGAAAAAGCAACTGATCAAGATGATCAGACAACAGCAATGGAATGAGCTCGACGCCCTTGAAGCGGCCAATGAGGAAAAGAAAACTGAAGCGGCAATTGAAGCGGAGAACAGGAGACAAGTAGCACTTGCTGAATTAAAGCTTATCCAGGCTGAAGAGAGCGGTTCTCCTGAAGACGTTCTTGAGGCCCAATTGGAGCAAATGGATCTTGAAAGAGAAATGAAGCTTGCCGATCACAGGCTCACCAAAGAAGAGATGGATCTTATCAATGCCGAATTTGATCAGAAAGAAAGATCTGCTACAGATGCTCTGGCGCAATACAAAAAGGAAAAACTAGCTGATGGACTGAATACAGGCCTTAATATGGCCAGCCAGTTGGCGGGCGCGATCAATAGTCTTCAAAAAGCTGAGACAGACAAAAAGCTATCAGATGCTGAGAAAGTAAAGAGCGAAAAGATAAAGAAACTGGATGAAGAACTAGCTGCAGGACTTATTTCGAAAGATGCCTATGATGCTGCCAAACTTGCTGCAGAACAGGAATACACCAAGAAAACCGACAAGCTTAAGGCCGAGCAACAAAAGCGGAATAAAAGAGCTGCTATTATCCAGGCTTTAATAAGTACGGCAATGGCAGTAGTGTCAGCGCTCGCCTCTCCTACCTGGCCAGCGGCTATAGGATTTGCAGCCTTCGCCGCCCTTATGGGAGGTCTCCAGGTGGCTGCGATCGCAAAACAACCAGATGCTTCATTTGCAAAAGGTGGTTATACCGCGCCAACAAGAAGAAAGAACAATGGTTTCGTCAACTGGTCAGACGTTATCGATCATTTTGCAGTCGGGGGATATACGGGAGGATCACAGGCACCAAAGGCGACTTTCGCCCATGGTGGATGGATAGACCGGCCAATGATCGGACAAATTGGAGAAGCAGGTACAGAGTGGGTAATGCCTAACTGGATGATAGAATCTCCGAAATATGCCAACATAGTCGGATACCTGGAGAGCGAAAGACGGGTAAATAAGAGGTTTGCAGACGGTGGACCTACTACAGGATCCATTCCTTCGGTAGCTGCTGCAGCTGATACTGGAGGTACCGCGTCTGAAACAAGCTCCAAGTTCGACACGCTGATCATGTCTGTAGAAGGATTGAGATCTGATATGAACAGCTGGCAAAGAGAAATCCGGGCTGTTTACGATATCTCTGTAATTGATGATGAGCTCAGAGATTTATACAAATTAAGAGCCCAAGGGACAATTAGTTAGTAGATTTGTATCTCATATATAAGAGTGGGGTAAATTATTTAAGGAAGGCGATTGCCTTCCTTATTTTTTTATTGGTTGTTCTACCAAATACCCTAAAATTTCGATGAAGCGCTTGCTTCGTAGCGCACCTATTTTATACCTTGTTGTAGAGATAAAATCTCTCTTCATATAATATTGATAAGGAAATAAGGAAGGCGATTGCCTTCCTTATTTTTTTTTAGGCAGCTAGTCCAGGAGGCTGTTCATCTTACTGACATCTTCAGCAATGTTTTTCTTGGTTCTGTGAACATACTTCATCGTAGTTTGGATCTTATAGTGATCGAAGTACTTCTGAAGTGTGGTCACATCTCCACCCATATTAATGAATTCAGTACCGAAGGACTCTCTGCCGGCATGAGGGTTTAGTTTCGATTTTATTTCTAATTCACCCCGGAGCTTCTTCATTGTTTCTCGAACATGCTTTTCAGAAAATGGAAAAAATATAGTTTCTACATTGTTTTCATTCATAGAATCATTGAAAATATCGATCGCATATTTAGTAAGTGGAAGAATCAACATTTTGCCCTTTCTCCTGGTCTTAAAAGGAATGATCACCAATTGATCATTAAATACCTGCTCCCTTTTTATTTTGTACCAATCAGAAATTCTTAGCCCTGTAAATACGCCAGCGCCCAGGAAGGCCTGTAGGATTTTCCTTTTATCAGATCCAGGAAGCGTCTTTTTATAATAATTATACAGTTTCAAAATATCCTCTCTCTCAATGTTCTTCCAGGTACCCTCAACATTCTTATTCTGAAAGTCCTCATATGGATCTGCAAAAAATATCTTATCCTTTTTTGCCAGTTTTAAATATGCCTTGATATCCTTGTGATGCCCCCATTTGGTATTGATGTTCTTGATATTGCACTTTTTTTCTAGATGCTTTGTAAAGGCGGTAGGAAAGTTCGTGTCGAACTCACTAAATAAAATCTGAGACTTGAAAAGCTTTAGTTTGTTTAATGTATTCTTATGATTCTTGAATGTTGGATTGGTAATATCTTGATCCTTGTACCGCTGGATCATTTTTGATTCATAATAGGAAATGAAATTTGTTTTGGACAACGGATTATAATACTCCTTTTCAAATGATTCCTTTGTCAGAATGGTATTAGTCAGTCTGTAATACTTAAATATTTCATTGATCCTTCCAACTGTATCCCGGATGATGATATTATAATCATTGCTATCCGGGTCATCCTTATACCTCTTTTTGCAATATTTCAAGGAATCAAACTTCTCACGTGGCCAACGTAGGTCCACCTGAATTTTAAGAGGTTTTCTTCTAATAATAACCTGTATATAAATAAGGCTGGTACCATCAGCTCTTACATAGTCTTCCATCCTAACCTTGACTGAGCAGCTCATTGATTCCCTTTTGAAATCGGTTCGTAAACTTTTCGTAAACATTCGGTCTAAAAATTCCTGCGACATAGTAGGTACAAATGAGGAAAGGCCGCATAAAATGCGGCCTGCTTCCTTGTTTCACATTAAATTGTACCCAGGGCCGGATTATCGGTAGGTTCGTTTCCAATTGATTTATAATTAATTACACTTTTGGTTCGTAAACATTCGTAAGCTTTTGGTTTTCATGAGTAGTAAGTGCTCAAAAATTTCTTGATATGATAGTGAATTATTTCGCTTACCTGAAAGACAATTGCATCATGGCTCTTGATGTCTAATTCGCCATATCCAAAGCTTATCTGAGTTAAAGTGAGTTCTCGATCTGTTAACGTTAGGTCATAGTGTCCGTCACCAAATTTTTCTGCTGTAAGCCGGATAAGGTCGTTACCTGTTATCTTTTCTTTTGCTGAGCAGACAATATGAGTGTCCAACCAAGTATCCAAAATATACTTCTTAAGCTGAGGTTCATCTGCAGGTTTGTCTATATAAAAGCTGAATGAAGTGGTCGAGAATAGCACGTCTTGAAGCATATCCATGAAGTCATAATTGATATCATCTGAATAAAACTCAATACCATAGCCCTTCTCATTCGCCAAATCGACAAATAGGGGAGACAAAGTTCTTCCCTTGCAAATAAGGGCTCTCATAAGTACAGAAAGAGGCCGAAGAAGTGATGTTTTCCCCTGTTTTATGTACTCAATGTAATGGTCAAGATTTTCTTCAGCAGTCTTAAGTTGCGAAATTCTAAACTCCTCTGTTACCCTAGTTTTCATACTAGCAAGAGATCTGAAATCCCGTTCTGTTGAGCAAAAGCAATTATTTCTTGGCTAGCAATCCAATCAGAAAAGATGGTTCTCTCTCCATTTGGAGTTTGTACAGACCTTTGATGCATACCGAAAATATTTCCTTCACCAGTAAAGCCGGGACTTCCACTCGATCCACCGTACATTATTGAATCTGTCTCGTAAGTTTTTACTTTTATACCTTGCGGATACTCATATACCTTGGAAGAAGCAATGAATGCTCCTTGAAATTTTTCAGAAAAATCTACCAAAATACCACCCTCCGGCTTGGATAAAAAAGGTGGATTTGGATATCCTATCGATCCGATTGAAGTTCCTATTTCTAATTCTTTAGAATGTAGTGCCAACATTTTCAAGTTGACAGGATCTGAAATTGATACCAAAGCAATATCTTTTGTCGTATCCTCTGCAATGAGTCGCCCAATAGTGAAATTTGCCGAATTATAAGGTTTCAACTCAATCCTTTGATGTAGGGCGTTATTTAAATTCCCTTCAAAATGGACTGAATGAGCTGTTGTTAATAGCGTATTGGCAGCAATTAGAAATCCAGTAGAAAAGTCATATCTGGTGTGAATTTTATCTGACAGAACGGAGGACGATACTACTCCGATCATTCCCTCCCTCACCTTTTTGCATGCATTTCGGAACATAGACTTAAGCTTATTTTTAGGTTAATAATTATTTACACAATTCTTTCCCAGCATCCAGCAATGGAGTGAGTGCAATTCTTATAGGTGATGGGTCATTAGGTTGGGGATCAAACTTTGGATCAGCGGCCCAGATTGGATCTATATCCTTATTTTTCTTGTCTCGATGAGCATGACCATTTATTGCATAGTCGACCCCATTTGATTCGAAGACTATTCTTCCTTCTTCACATTTAATGTATCCCTCATCAACAGTCAATGGCCATTTATCACCGTAATCTTCTTTTTTTAAAAGTTTGCCTTCATGGCCACAGGAAGAAAGGAAAATAAAAGACACAATAATGCAGGTGATTCTTATCATAAGGGGAGTAGTTGCCATTCTGTTATCATGAAGCTTTTTTTTCAAGCAGCTCCGTATATTTTTCAAATAGAGCGATGTACTTTATCCTCATCTGCTCAAGCTTCTTTTTGCAATCTGGTAGGTTTATTTCCTCGGGATCTTCCTCATTGCTTACTGACAATTCTTCATTTACTATGTAAGTTTTTGTCCGCAACTCAGGAAATTCAATTGAAAAATCATGATTTATGATTTTGCCGACCTGCGTTATGAAGTCCCAATCGAGGTTTATTTGATTTAATTTATTGTAGAGGGTTTTTCGATCAATACCTAGTCTTTCATAGATCGCCTTCCGGGTTAACCCGCTTTGATCTATAGCTTTCCTAAGTTTTTCTCCTCTGTGTTCCATTGATACCCAAAAATGTGTAATATTTTGGGGAAGTATGTCCCCCAAATTTCCCCTTTTTAGTTGCACAATAAATTACTATTCCCCATTTTTGGGGAAATAAATGTGACAAAAATGAGTAACTCCATAGAAATGGCCGATAAAAACAAAAAGGATACCATCAGAAGGAAAGTCGAACAGCTTAAGGCGTCACTGCCAAAAGACTACAGCAAACTGATTGAGGATAAGTACAATGTAACTCGAAGAACAATATCCAGGGTTCTTAATGACTTTGATACAACCCATCCCATTATGGGAGAATTAGTCGCATTAGCGGAACAGGAAAGATCAAGGAGAAATGATCTTGAATCGAAAATTCATAAACTGTTAAATGAATAACCATTTCCACAAAATTTCCCCAATAAAGCATTTAAAACCCCACATATATGCAAAATCAAAATTTCAAATTCGAATTAAAGCAAGAAGTAATTGCCGACGGTTCAAAAGGAATAGTGTTTTCCAGAGCTACAATGGAATCGATACTTGGAACTAAAAACATCTACCAGGTTCTTCTTAGTAACACGCTCACTTATGCCGAAGAAAATGAATTGCAGCTTCCGGTAGATCACCAGGAGTCGAATCCAGTCTCACCCGAGGAAATGAAGATATTCTGGAGCATTATCGCTTCATTGGTAGTCACCCTTTTTAATAGTGGAAAAGGCTTTCTGTTTGAGTTCTATGGAAATAATATGTTTCGAATGGATATCGTAGAGATGTATCCAAAGTATGTGAACGAATATAAGGTCCAATACAAGCAAGATCCTCCCACACTTAAAGATTTAGTCCAGGCACTGAAGAATTCTGAATCGTTTATTTCCACCCACTACAACGATCTTCACTTCGACCAATCAAAACTTAGCCTTAATCCCACTCCCTTGCAGAAGGATGAGATTAAATATGAGTCTATCCTGAAATAATAATTTCCAACCTCCTTCCCCACACCTCTCATATGAAACCAACGCTAACTCCTGAACAGGAATCAAAAATCCATTCACTTATAAATCTTCATTCTCAGTGCCTGGTCATTCTGCACTACAATCGTGACCGGTTCGACTGGAAGAGTACCATGCGCCGGTACAAGATCAGGCAACTGATGAAAGAGACAATGGATGTATTGGTATGCCTGGTACCGAGATCGTTCGAACGAGAAACCTTCATCACCTACGGAAAGAAGTATGTCGGAAATGCGAAATGAGATGATTAATAATCTGCTGCTGCAGGTGCTCGATCTGAAGGTGAAAGCTGCTGAGGGCAAGGAAAAGGAGTTTGATGAATGCCTTCTTGCGATCAAAAATATAGCTCAACGCCTGGAGGATCTACAGAGAGGGGTAGTAAGTGACGTTACCCGCAAGATTTACAACTAGAACATTCAAAATACTTATTTAATATGGCTAAAATAATCACAACCAGGGATCTGAAACCCAATGAGTACCTGGAATTCCCAATCTTTCTATCCGGAGAGGAAACTGTAATGGTAGATCCTGCTCATCCGGATTTCGAAAACTACAAGCTCAATGCTCAGCTTCTTAAAAAAAGCCTCGAGGAGCGGTTGAAGAAGCTGAAAAGCGACGTCAGTCAGAAGTGGTCACAGCTAGACGCCTGAGGCTATGAAGACCGCTGTTGATTTACTGGAGATCGCTATCAGAGAAGAGATAGAGATCCAGAAAGGAAAGCTCAACCCCAAAAAACTAGCACTCTCACTCCAGGAGATTTCTACCATTTGCGCCAGCAATGGCCAGAAGGCAGAAAAGTACCAGCTGCGCATGCTCCAGACCTACCTGGGCATTTATGTCTATGAGTTCGAAGAGCGCTTTGGAGTCAAAATAAACGAAGAATAATTCACCTTTAAAATCACCTTATATGATCGAAGTATTCACAACACTCACAATGAAAGAAGCCTTCCTGGCTTTCCTGTGCCTCACGATGCTGGTCGCATTCGGGCTCTACATCCAGACCGAATGGAAAAAACTTAAATCCTGAAAAAATGATTGAAAAACTAGAAAAAAAACTATTGGAGGATATCGAAATGTATAAGCTGGATGCTAGAAGATGGAGCGAATTCGCCTGTATGTCTGAATACTATTGGGGAAAATACGATCAGGGCGTACGGATCCTCAAATTCATCGACCCTGACACAAAATACATAGACCTCCCGTCTTCCATCGATCTTCAAAAACTTTAACCCCCCATACTATGTCCAAAAAATACAAATACGTCTTCAATACCCTTGGTGCATCTGAGGGAGATGAAGAAAGGCCGGTGATCAATACAATTACCCGCTATTCCAGGAGAGATGCCCTTTCATACCTCAAAGGAATGGGCATCAAAACCAGTGATCTTCCAAAGGAACGGGAAGAATACATCATTGGCCAGGCTAAGACTTTGGAATTTTTAAAGGAAAGATGGTGATGAGAAAGGAAAGACCAATACTGTTTTCTACTTCCATGGTTCAGGCCATTTTAGAGGGAAGGAAGACGATGACCAGGAGAACCAAAGGACTAGAAGTAAATGAAAACCCGGATGATTGGAAGCTTGATGGAATTGGCCTTATGGTGAATTCAAAAGGTAAATTAGAATATAGCTTTCAACACAGCAGAGGTAGATTTTGTCTAGGATTCTCCCCTTATGGAAAGCCTGGAGATATTCTTTGGGTAAGGGAAACTTGGAGCTATTACAGACCTTTTGGAGGCGACCCAACTAGGGCTGTTCTTTACAAAGCCGATGAAGACAAAATGGGCCAGTACCCGGTTGTATTTAATGGCGAGGAGTTTTATGCGAATGTAAGAGATCCGTGGAGGCCTTCCATTCACATGCTTAAATCAGATGCTCGTATTTGGCTTAAAATAACCGATGTCAAAGTTGAAAGGCTTCACAACATTAGCTACGAGGACACTATCAAAGAAGGAATTTATGAATGTTGGCTAGTTCACAATCCCCCATCCCAAATTTTTGGCAGTCTTTGGCGGGACATCAATGGCAAAGATTCCTGGGAGCTCAATCCCTGGGTATGGGTAGTTGAATTTGAGGTTTTGTCGACCACGGGCAGACCAGAATACTTAGACATGGAGGTGCATCATGCCTCTTGACTACCGGAAATATCATCCAAAATGGAAGCTGATAAGCTTCTTCATTCGCTTCTTCAGGGCAAGGAATAAATGCGAATGGTGTGGTGCAAAGAACTATGAACGACATCCTTTGACGGGTTCCATGGTGATTCTCACTGTTGCACACCTCGACAGAGACCGGGCAAACAACAGCTTCTTCAACCTCGCAGCGCTTTGCCAGCGCTGCCATTTAAATCACGATCGATCTGCCCACATCCGCAACCGGAAGTATGGCAGGTACCACAAAGACAACCAATACGACATTTTTAACCCGCTTAAGTAGACCGAGAACCTATGTTTATTACGCAAAAGACTATTGAGAAAGTACAGCATACCGCAGAGATTGTCGATGTTGTTGGAAAGTATGTTACCTTAAAAAAAACAGGTAAGAATCACCAGGGCTGCTGCCCGTTTCACGATGAGAAAACGCCCAGCTTCTACGTCACGCCTTCAAAGAACATCTACAAATGCTTTGGTTGTGGCAAAGGAGGAGATCCTATTCAATTCATTATTGAGAAAGAAAACCTATCATTTTTCGATGCCATCAAACACCTGGCTCAGTTCTACAATATCGAGATCGAATATGAACAGAAGGAAGAGAACGTTGAGAAGGTAGAAGAAAGCAAGCAGGTGCTGCAGCTGCTGAAAGAAGCATCTGCCAGGTACGCGAATAATTTATTCAAAAATGGCTTGGGAGAGTTCGATCCGGCAATAGATGAACTCCTCAATAAAAGGCTACTTACAGAAGAAACGCTTATCCAGTTTCAATTGGGATTTGCTCCGGATAACTGGAAATACCTCACACCCTCAATCATCGACAAAGGCCTTTACAAAGTCGGAATAGCAGCTGGCCTTATCAAAACCACCAACGGCAATACCTTCGATTTCTTCCGGAACAGGATCATGATCCCAATCCATGATCAGAATGGCAATATCGTTTCCTTTGGTGGCCGCAAGCTTCCATCTGACCAGGATAAGGAGAATCCTAAATACCTGAATGGAATAGAGAACGATGTCTACAAGAAAGACAGGATCCTCTATGGTTTCCATTTTGCAAAGAAGGCCATCCGCGACAAAGGGAAGGCGCTGATTGTAGAAGGGTATTTCGATGTGATATCCTTCCATCAGAATGAAATTGAAAATACCGTTGCTCCCTGTGGCACCGCTCTTACGCTCACCCAGGCGAAGCTTCTGGCCCGGCAAGCTGATCATGTGATCATTGTTTTCGATGGTGACCCGGCTGGCCAGAAGAGTGCATTGAGAGCTGTCGATACCTGCCTGGAAGCAGGACTCAAAGTTGAAATCTTTCTTCTTCCGGAAGGAGAGGATCCCGACAGCTTCTGCAGGAACAAAGACAAGCATATCCCGATCAAAATGGATGAGGATTCGGGCGATGTAGAGACCAAAACGATCGAGGAACATATTTACTCGAATGCGGTCGACGGATTCACTTATAAGTTAACTACCCTTCTCAAGGACAAAACAGATCCTGATGATATCGATGAAGCTTTGGATGAAATCTGTGGAGTTTTGAAGCTGATTAATAAGCCGGTAAAGGTTGATCATTACATCCTTTATATATCGAAGACCTACAAGATCCGGGAGTCGATCATCACTCAAAAGCTAAAGGACCTTATAAAGGCAGAGCAGGGAACGGAGACAGATTCTGAATACGATCATTCCAAGTACATTCCCAAACAAGCAAAGGAAGAGCCGGGAAATACTCCTGAGAAGGACCTGGAAGAATACGGATTTTTCAGAATGGGCAATCAGTATTACAGGTTCAACAAATCCGGGAACGGAGTGAAGCCCAGTTCCTTCTCAAATTTTACAATGAGGGTTTTATTCCACCTTGATAATGAGAAAGTACCAAGAAGGTTGATCGAACTTGTGAATTTCAAAGGGAAGAAAAAAACTGTTGATACACCGACCACCAGCCTTACCAGCTTAAGCGAGTTCAAGAAGTTCACAGAGAGCCAGGGCAACTTTCAATTTAATGGCAATGATGCGGACTTGTCTAGAATCAAAAACAAGCTTTTTGATGAAGAAAAGGATTGTCGGCAACTGGATATCCTTGGATGGAATCCGGAAGGATTTTGGGTTTTCAGCAATTGCCTGGTCAACTCTCAGGTAATTCCGCTTGATGAAAATGGAATTGCAGAACATAATAATATCAACTTCTATGTTCCATCAGGGAATAAGACCTATCAGCTGCAGCCTTTGAAGTATGCCAATGAAAAGAAGTTCAAGCATATTCAGAGTGAAATAACTTTCGAAAAATGGGCAATTGCCTTTCACAAAGTTTACAAGGATCCCGGGATGATGGGATTGTGTTTTACGATCGCATGCATTTTCTCCGACATCATCCACCAGACAATGCAGGGATTTCCGATCATGTTTCTCTATGGAGAGGGCGGATCCGGAAAGGGTTCACTGATAAAAAGTATGCAGCACCTTTTTGGCTTGCCTCAGGATCCTCTTACTCTATCCGGGAAAGCGAATACTGACAAGGCCAAGATTGCAGTTTTTGCCCAATATGTAAATGCTGTGATATGCCTCGAGGAGTACCGGAACAACAATGAGGATATCGTCAATCTTCTAAAAGGTTTGTGGGATAGATATGGCTATACCAGAAGGAAATTCGATACCGGCGTAGGAACGGAAAGTGTTCCGATCAGCTCAGGTGTGATCGTGACAGGAAACGATTACCCTCAGGACGATGCTCTTTTGCAGCGTTTGCTCATTCTCGAGATCCATGAAAATGCCCGTTCCCAGGAAGCACTCGACAACTTCAACTTCCTGAAAGAACTGCAGGAAAAAGGAATTACCTCGGCGCTCCTGGAGCTGCTGCAGCTCCGGAAGGTATTTGAAGAAACCTACAACAGCAATCACAAGGAAACCTTCCGAGAAGTATCTGCGATGCTGGCGAACATCAGGGTGACAGACAGGATGAAGCATAACATCACTGCCCTGGTAGCATCATTCAAGATTGTGGCCAGGAGGTTGAAATTCCCTTTCGACTATGAGCAGCTGATGCAATATGCCAAATCCAGTATCATCAAGCAGAATGATAAGCGCGATACTGAAGGCGATGTACAAAGGTTCTGGGATCTGTTTCCTCTATTCGTCCGGGAGAAGAAGATTATCCATGGCCGCGACTTTAGGATCAATGGCAATGAGATCATGATCAGGTTTGGCGATATCTATGACAATTACAGACGGGAAAGTGCTCAGAGCAAATTGACCTATCTCAATAAAACTTCTCTCCTGGAAAAGCTTCGGAACTCAGAAGCCTATTTAGCTTCAAAAGACTCGGCTCAGTTCCAGGATAAGCGAACAAGCTGCCATGTATTTAATTATGCAAAGATCGGAGTGGATATCCTCTACCAGATAGAATACAGCAATCAGGATCAGCAAAGAAGGAATGGAAATTATAGTGATCCGACAGAGCCTGCTAAGGATGTGGATCCGGGATTTTAAGAAAACCTTTTAACAATAAAACCTTATGAAAATCACAATTGAATCCACTACTAAAATAGTAGAGCTTAATGGTGTACCCGCCCGCGTGTGGGAGGGCCATACGGAAAGCGGAATCCCTGTTCATTGCTTTGTGACCAGAATAGCTGTAAATAAAAACTCAGATGCTACTCAATTCATGAAAGAGCTGAAGGAATGCAAACTTCCTTCATCAGATGTACAAGGCTATTTCTTTAATCTAAAACTGAACTGAGCAAAATGCCTAAGATCGACAAAATACTATCACTCGAAATCACGCCTGAGCAATTTTTGAATGCTTGTTCACCTAATGAGCTTCAGGAGATCTATCTATTGATTCAATCTTCCAGATACTGGTATGAATTTAACCCTGATCCGACCCATCCAAGCAAGGACGATCGCCTGGGTTTGGAATGGCAAGATTAGGACTTCCGGGAAAATTTTATTTTTTCCCCAGAACCCGAAAATTGAGTTCGGAGTGTTCGGAGTTCGGATTTGAAAATGCTAACTACTTAATAATAAAT